TTTTTTTATGGTAGTATTTAATTGTAGTAATAAATATAATACAATTTATATTATTTATCAGTCGCTCAAATCACTTAAATAATATGTATTATTTATACTACACCTATCAAATAGCAACTATTATTAGTTGCTAGGAGATTAAAGAGGGAAATCTATTTTATATTATTTATTATTCTATTATATTAATTAGATATTTTATAAATTATACTCTACCATCTCTCTTAGTCTCCTAGGAGCTAATATATAGCTCTAATATTTGATGTTTGATAGGAGGTAAAGAAAAATGGCAAACGGCAAATATGAAGTTATCGTAAATGAAACATACGGAACTTGCGACAGCGAACTATTCAAAAAAATGGCAAAGAAAGGCGACATCACAGCTGATAGAGTCAAAAATGTGGTAGATAAGGTATTTAAAATTACTGGATATGCTATGTGTAATATCGTGACTGATGATAAGAATTTTAACGTTATTTACTACGCAACTGATACTGGATTTATTTCTAGCGGTAGTGAGATTCTATTTAATAGTGTCGAAGATTATATCCAAGATACTGACACATTTAGAATAAAAGAGGTTAAAACTAGAAAAGGTACAACATATAAAGCCGTACCAATATTTACATCTACTTCTAATGAAGAAGTATTCGAATAAAGAGCAATAATTTGCTCTTTATTTTTTTATGTGATAATATATTATAAAGGAGGATGAGGATATGGAAGATTTAGTAAAATTAATAACTGAAAATGGTATATCAGTTATATGTGTAGCTTTTTTAATATTTTTAACTTGGTATATTATTAAAAATATGAATCAAACGCTAACAACTATGACTACTACACTCCAAAGTATAAGCGATAGATTAGAAATATTAGAAAAGTCTATGTTAAAAAAGAAAAAATATAAAGATGAGGAGGAATAATTATGAAACCAAAATATCCAACTAAATATATAGCATTTACTACTTATTTCAGTAATATGCACGAAGCTGTAGATATTCCAAACGGAGTAACAGTTAACAATAAAATGATGGATAATAAAAATGTCTATATGACACATGATGGAAAAGTTATAACTAATAGTTATGCTTCAGATTATGGCTATTATGTAGAATATGAATATATCGGAGATGATGGAGCTAAATATATAGTAGGAGACGGACATTTTAATAGTAAATCATCTCTAGAAGTAGGAAAAACTTACAAGCAAGGAACTTTTATTAATACAATGGGAAATACTGGCTCTAGTACTGCTGTCCACGATCATCACAGATTAACTAGAAACGGAATTAGAGTAAATCCTTTAAATTATGAATATGTTTATCCAGACCAAGTAGTAGGACAATATGAGACAGCTAAGTTAATGTATTATAAGCCTAGTAATTTAAGATATAGAGCTCATTTAGAAAAAATTGGATGGCAAAATTGGAAAGATGAGGGCGAAATAGCTGGAACTACTGGAGAAGCTCGAAGACTTGAGGCTATTCAAATAGATACATCTATTGAAGTATACGCTAAAGCACATATACAAGAGATAGGCTGGAAAGATTATGGAAAAATTAATAAAAACACTATTATAGGAACTACTGGAGAGGGTCGAAGACTTGAAGCTTTACAATTAAAGGGTAAATTTAAATATAGAGTACATATTCAAGAGAGTGGATGGAGTGCTTGGACGAGTGCTGATGGTATTATTACTCTTGGAAGTGTAGGACAAAGATTAAGAATTGAAGCTATACAAATAGTTAAGGAGTAATATTATGGCTGATTATGTTGCGAGAATTGCTCCTTTTATAAACGAGACTTTTTATGTAACTGGAGCTCAGCCTTATTATGATGATGGAAGTATACACGGAGGATTCGACATTTCTACTGGTATAAATTCTCCTTTATACTCTATGACATCTGGCGTAGTATTATATAGTGAGTATAATACTGGAGGTTATGGAAATTGTATTATAATACAAGACCAGACATCTGGTACAGCAATTTTATACGCTCATTTAAGAGACCATCCTCTAAAATTTGTAGGACAGCAAGTTATACAAGGAGAACTTATAGGATACGAGGGAAATACTGGAGACTCAACTGGGATACATACACATTTAGAGATTCAATATAATACTTTAGGTAGTGGATGGAATTGGAATATTCCTAAATTAGAGCGTCCACACGTAGCTGATTTTTTAGGTATTCCTAATGTATATGGTATATCAGCAATATATTATGGTACACCACCTCCTCCACCTGTTAGTATACATAAAAAATCTAATTTCCCGTGGGTATTATATGCTAACAAATTAAGGAATTGACAATAGAACATATATTTGATATTATTTAATAAAGGAGGATATGATATTATGGCTAAGTTAAGTAAAGAAGAGTTGCTATCTAAAATTACTGAAAAAATACTAGACGAAGATTTATCCATAGAACTTATGGAAGATATTTCTGATTCGTTTGGTGGAGATGATGAATCAGTAAAAGCTGAATATGAAAATAAAATTTCTGAATTAACTAACGCTCTTGATGAATTAAAAAAGAAATATAAAGAGAGATTTTTAAAGGGCGAAGAATCTGAAGAAACTCCAACAGAAGAATCAACAGAAGAACTAGAAGAAAAAGAAGTCATTGATGTAGAAGAAATTTAAGGAGGGATATTAAATGGCTAAAAATAAAAATTTATTAAAATCGACTTCTAACGCTGAGATTTTAAGTTATATAATTAATCAAAATCCAGAATTAAAAGCCGAAATTGACTTACCAGTACAAGGTGAATCAGTTAAGCCTATAGGTCAAATAATTATTGATAATGCTAGATATAAAAATATGCTTATAAATACCATCAACCTAATAGGATTAACTATTATAAAAGAAAATAGATGGGAAAATCCTTGGCAAGAGTTTACTGATAAAGGTATGCTTAGAAGAGGACAACAAGTTAGAGAATTAGTTATAGATTTAGCTAAAGTATTTGACTATAATCAAGAATATACTAATAAAACTAAATTCTTAGAAACAGCAATTCCAGATGTATATAACTATTTACACGATATAAACTTCCAAAAAGTTTATGAAACTACTATCAACGAAAGTGAATTATTAATGGCTTTCGATGATGAAGAAAATGGATTATACAAATTTATCGAAAATTGCGTATCTAATTTATATGAGACATACGACTATGATAAATGGCTAGTAGACAAATACCAATTATGTAGAAGAATTTTAGATGGTAGTTTAACACCAGTTAGAATTACTGAAACAGACGCTAGAGAAATTTTAGCAAAAATGAAAGGCGTATCAAATCGTATGAGCTTTAAATCTCCAAAATATAATCCTGCTGGAGTTAGAAGAGCTACTAAATTTGATGACCAATATTTAATGCTTGACGCTGATAGAGAAGCTATTACTAGTACATCAGTATTAGCAACTAGTTATTTCTTAAATGAAGCTCAAACTAGAACTAATTTATCTCTAATCGATTCATTTAGTGATACTGACGAATCTAGATTAACTGAATTACTTGGAGACGCTTATGTACCATTTACAGAAAATGAAAAAACAGAATTATCAGAAGTATTAGGAGTTATAATTTCTAGAGATTTCTTTATGGATTATCATAGAGCGTTAGACGCTAATCCAGAAACAAATGGAAAGAGACAAATAGAATTTGAAAATCCTACTACACTAGATAGAAATGTATTCTTACACGCTCAAGACGTAATATCAACATCGCCTTTTGCAAATGCTTGCGTATTTAGTACAATAGCTCCTAGTGTAACAGCTGTAGCTGTTAGTCCAGCTAGTATGACAATTTCTAAAGGAAATGAAGTAAAATTCACAGCTAGTACTACTACAACTGGATTCGCTAACAAGTCAGTAACTTGGAGTGTAGACGATGACTCTGTAGCTGACGGAGTAACTATAGACGTAGCTACTGGAGTATGTAAAATACCTAGTACAGCAACAGTTGCAAGTATAACTGTTACTGCTACATCAGTGTTTGATAATAGTGTTAGTGGTACAGCAACTATTACTGTAGCTTAGTAGCGTTGCTAATATATAAAAGAGCAACATAGTTGCTCTTTTTTATAAATAAGGAAAGGAGTATAAAATGAAAACGAGACTTGTAAATTCTCAACTTTCTAATTTTAAAACTTACTTGATGTATCAAAGACAATTATTATCTTTAGCTGAAAATGTATTCCAGTTTAAAAATTTACCAACTTTTATAGATGTATCATATCTAAATAGTTGTCTATTAAGACAAGGAGCAATAGCTTTTTTCTATGATGATGTGTTAGATATGGTATTAGCCTTACCATTTACAAATGTAGGCGTTTTAGATGTTTATGGTAGACCTAAGACAATTAGAGTATATTCTCAAAACGGATATCAAAGAACACTAAAGCAAGATGAATTCGTTATAATGTATGATAACAATGGACGTTATCCATTATATCTAGATATTTTACAATATAGCGAAAGAATCGCAAATAATATCAGAACATCTGATATTAATGTATCTCAGCAACGTACACCAAGAATCTGGAAGACTTCATCTAATAAAGAAAAATCTGTAAAAGATTTAGTTAATAATGTGGACGCTATGAGTGAAGTAGTTATTTCTTATGAGGATTTAAATGTAGATGATACTCAAATAGTACTAAATCCAGCTCCTTTTGTTACTGATAAAATAATGCAATATAATGATAAGCTATGGAGTGAATTCTTTAGACTTATAGGTATAGCTAATTTAAATGAAGTAAAAAAAGAGAGATTAATAAAGGATGAGATGACAGCTTCTCAAGGTGGAACTATTGCTAGTAGATTCTCTAGATTCGAACCTAGAGCGAGAGCTATAAAAGAAATTAACGAAAAATTTGGTGTTCATTTAAAAGAAAAAATACAAGTAGAATATTATGACGGAGAGCCGTCAGATATAGAAAATAGAATAATAGAGGAGGGAAATCAAAATGTGGAATCCATATCTTTACCCGTTAACAATTCCTAGATTACCAGATAAAAATTATAAACCTCCTACAATTTATCAAATATTAGAAGCTATAGTAAATTATGGAAAAGATGAAAAATCAAAAATAAAAGATTTAGCTAAAAACGGGAGAAATAAAATTTTTGATTTTGATTATCCATTATCTAATAAAATTACTAAAGAGGAATTTGAGACTATGATATTAAATAAATTTATGATGAGGCGTATCGGATTCGAAACATTTACAGCTTTTAAGCTTGCTCTAAATGTTAAAATAAATGAGATTATGCCAGTATATAACAAAATGTTTGATTTTCTAGATGGATGGGATTTATTTAATGATGGAGAAGTAACTACTAGAGATAGAGATTATAATGGAGACACATCTGTTTCTTCTGATATAACAGCTAACTCTATTAATACTTCTGATAGAAGATTCTCAGAATTACCTCAAAATGAGATATCAAATGTTAAGGACGGACGTTATATGACAGATTATAATTTCGATACAGATAACAATAATACATCTACAAATCAATCTTCTAACAGCATTGATAGAAATATAGAACACGAAGTTATCAGTAGAAGTCCATCAGATAAAATTAGAATTTATAGAGAATTTTTAGAAAATAAAAATAATATTTATAGTATGATTTTTAAAGATTTAGAAGAATTATTCTATCAATTAATATAGGAGGTATAATATGAATAAAGTCGATAGAAAATTATTACCTATATTTAAAGGATGGGCGATTGCTAATTTCCCATTTATTGAAGAAGATTTCGACGAACTAACTCTATATGGTATGATATGTAAAATCACAGAATACCTAAACGAAATGAGAGAGCAAGTAAATAAGAATACAGAGACAGCTATAGAGTATGAAGAATATCTAAGAGAAATTCAAGGAAAAGTAGAACAGCTAGAAGAAGATTACGAAGCTTTCAAAGTCGAAATAAACGAAGATATAGATAATAGATTTAGAGAATTAACTTATCAACTTACTACAGAGTTAAATAATCAAATAGCAATTATTAGATATTATGTTGATACTCAGTATCAAGAATTAAATCAAAAAATTGACGATGTAATAGCTGGAGATATAAAAATATATGACCCAACAACTGGATTATTAAGCCCAATACAAGTAGTAATTAATAATATTTTCGATATGAATAGAGTAGACGCTATCACTTGTACTGAATTTGACGAGCTAGAATTAACAGCTACAGAATTTGACGCTAAAGAAATATCAGCTTACAATTTCGATGTTAGTGGAAAAGCGTTACTTACTAGCGTATAATAAAGGAGGATGATTAAAATGGCTAGTACAAATAAAACTACAAATTTACAATTATCGCAATATATCGGAAGCGATAAACCTACATATCTAGGAGATTACAACTCAGATATGCAAAAAATAGACCAAGGATATAAGACTAATTCTGATAATATAGCTACAGCTATAGCTGGAGTAGAAACAGCAACTAGTACAGCAAATAGTGCTGTTACATCAGCTACTCAAGCTACTGCTACAGCAAATAGTGCTAGTACAACAGCTACTCAAGCAAGTACTACAGCAACTAATGCTCAAAGTACAGCAAATAGTGCTTTATCTACAGCTAGTACTGCTAGTGCTAAAGCCGACCAAGTAGCTAGTGACTTAAATAATTTTATGACACAATTTAATCTATCAGAAATAACTGTTTATCAAACAGGAGGAACTAATAATATAGCTTATTCTGGAACATCTGGAGGAACAGCAAACGGAAAATTAACTCTTGCTACTAACTCTGATGGTACAATGTTTAAATTATATGGTAACGTAAATATGAATAATATGACTAGAGACGGAAGTTTAATTTTTACAATTCAAACATCACTTAGACCAACAGAAGAATATACAATTGAAAATGGAGGATACTCATTGAGTAATACTTCAACTTATAAATATCCACGTTTCCCAAGTATAACTGTTAAAACTAACGGTCAAATTGAAGTATTTGCATATGCTCTAGAAGGACATCCAAATCAAAGTGTTACATTATTACCAATGCTATATTTTAACTCTAGCTTCGGAGATACACCTATCCCAAGTGGAGAATAAAAAAAGACTAGAATTTCTAGTCTTTTTTTATATTGAATTATTTAGAGAAAAGTCTCCTAAATTAGTATGATCGTGCCATATAGTAACTCCTCGCTCGAAAGCTCTATTAATTTCATTTATATAATTATGTGGTATATTTCCGTCAACGGTCTTTTCTCCAGTAGTAACTTGGACATAATTCCAATAAGGACGACCAGTAATATTAGGATGTTTAAATGTATTTACTACATATCCAAATCTATTAAATATACCATCAATTATTCTAGCATATTCTGGCTTTATACTCATTTTATAAAATTGAATATTATTTTTTGTCATTGTAAAATTAATATCTCCGCAATTTATATTACCTCTAGCTTGATTCGGGTCAAATGTATGTTGATATTGTTCCATAGCAACATTCATTATAGTACCAATACCCTCTCCAATAGTACCTCCAGCGTTAGACATACCACTATAACTAGCTGACGCCATATCTCCATCTCCAGCTTTAATAGAACCGACTAAAGATGAGCCAGCTGATGTTAAATTAGCTAATCCAGTACCTACTTTTACAAGTCCTCCTATAGTACGCATAGCGTTATTAACATTATTTTGTGTCATCCAGTTAGTATAAGCGTCATAAATCCAAGAGCAAGTAGGAAACTTACTATAGTTTATTGCTTCTTCGTAATTACTTACGAGTCCTTTATAATTTTGAGGAATACACTTTATAGAGCAATTAGGAGTTAAATCTCCATGTGTATTAAATTTTACATATCCGTCTTCGTGTACGAAATCCTCCCAGTTATATACAACATCTTGACCTGTTCCGTTAGACGCTAATATATATCTATAAGGAAAACAAAGCAATTTATTATTTTTTGGAACATATCCACCAGCCATATTAAAGTTGTCTCTAAGTAGATATCTTTCTATTATTACTTCGCTAGATGTTTCAGTTAAAAATTTAACTTTAAAAGGTTGCGTACCAGAATCAAATTGATATTCTGATGTTGTATAATTACTACCTATAATATCAGTAGGAATCATAAATATATCAATAATATCGTCAGCCGATACACCAGATATATTAGAAAACCAATACATATATTGATTAACAGCAACCTCTTTTTTCTTTATTCCACTATAAGATGGATAATCAGAAAAAATAGCAAAATCTAATCCTTGATAAATTCCATTTACTAAACATCCGTGAGGAGTAGATACTTCTTTTTGATTGTTTATGTGTTTACTTGTAGCGACACAAATAGAAATATCTAAACCTATACTCGTAGAAACTGGAGCTTCTACATTTATATATTCTCCAGTCTCTAAATTCTCTGGTAGAGTATGTAATCCAAAAGTATCATCTGAGACGTGCTCTTTATGTACGAATACACTATTACTCGACCAGTCATCATAGAAAGTAGACCAAGCGTCTATAGTAAAATATATTCTAGTAGCCTTTTCAGAAACATATTCTACTTTATCAATAAATGCAAAAAACCATTTATTTGAATAATCTTTATTTTGATAAGCCATATAATTAGCTTGTAAACAAGTACTATATGGAAAGTCAACTAATAAAGCTCCGTTTTCTCTGATAAAAGAGTAATCGTTATCAGAAGCTACTATATTACTTCTACATAATGATAACATCTGATTCTGACTATAACTTAATACATTTATATAATTTTTATCTAATTTTATGTTATTACATAATATAATCTCACTATGTAATGTAGCCATATAATCATCTCCTTTATTATAAATTATACTTTTTTATTTTCGAATTGTAAAGTCTATCGCTTGTTTAAAATCTGTACCACATAAATCAGTACTATAAAAAATCATATTTTCCTTAAAACTAGCGAGTAAATCTTTTAATTTTTGATTTATTATATTAGGATTATATATATCTCGTTGCCACCATTTAGAAATTTTTATAACATCGCTAAAAACTAATATTTTATCTGGTATATCTTTAGTATATGGAGAAATAAACCAACATCTAGTATTATCTATATTATCTATTAAATATTCTCCACTAAATTTGAATCCTTTATAGTAGAATAAAATTCTGTAGCAACATCTATAGGCTTTTCTTGATTTAGGTAGATGAGGCTGGGGGTCAGATTGCCAGCTACCTTTATTTAACATATCTTTATGCTTACCAATAGCAAATGATGTCTTACCGGTATCCTTACAATATTCTATTGCGAGTTTTATTGTAATTTCGTTATTGTTATCATCAAAAGTATTAGTACCTAAATATTTCTCTTTTATTTCTCCTTGTTTTAATGTTCTTATTATATTCGCTATATCCCAGTCTAAAAGATAAGGACATACTCTAGAAATAGAATTACCGACGAGCCATAATTTAGTAGTACCTCTTTTTCTGTCAACGGTAGAATAAAAATTCATAAGTTTATCAGCCTCGTTTGTTAAATATTCACTTCTAGACATAAACTCCTCAAAAATTATATTTTTAACATCTAGATAAGAAGCTCCAGCATAATTTTGCTCTGTTGATAAAGCTACTACATATCCTATTTTTTCTCCTTTAATTGTCTTTCCAGATTCAACATCATAATTAGCTAGATATAATGTTTTACGATACATAGTGATACAATTATAATTTCCGTTAGTTATTTTTATAACATCAACATCAGCAAAGTATGCCTCTATTTTTTCTGTAGTGATTTCCTCTTTCCAACGTCTCATCAAAATAAATCTCTCTCCAGTCTCGAGATAATTAAGAACAGCTTTTTTGTGTTTTACTTGATAAGACTTTCCGTTTGACCTCTCTCCATAAATAATATTGATAGTAGCGTTTTTACTATCAATATTATCTAAATTATATCTGACTATCTTTTTATTTGCCATAAAATTCTTTTAGCTGTTCTTTATTATAATTTAAAAATTGATAATCTAATTTAATTTGTTTTATATCATTTTCTATCTTTTCAATTCTTTTATTATATTTAAAAACAAATATAATAAAGCTTATAGATATTAAAATTAATCCTAATTCTAATAACAATAAAATTAATCTTACTAAATTTATATTTTTAGTATTTTTAAATACTATATCATACAATGTCATCTTATACCTCCAATACTTCTATTTTTTCTTCTTTTTCTAGTTTTTCAATTCTTAATAATAACTCCATTATTTCCTCATTTTTTGAATCATAATTTTTTATCATCTCTATTAATGTGTCTATTATTTCTTCATCTGTTTTTGTTATTGGTCTATCTAGCCAATTTATAAAATCTTGTTTATTCATTTTCTCTCTCTTCTTCCTTTAAAAATTCAACTTCTACTTCTATTTTTAATGTATTATTTATTATATTTATAGCAATAGCTAAAAAATTACTATCATAAAATATCTTACTTTCTCTTTTATCTGAATCAAAATTAATATTAATATTATCATTATAATCATCTATCTCTAATCTAGATAAATATAAAGAACCAACTCTAACAATTTGTTTCATTTTCTTTATCCTCCTTTTTTATATATAACTTAGCTACTTGATTCTCTAGCTCTTGTCTTACTTTTTTTATATTTTCTTTAGTAGTTTTATTATTTAATAAATTACTTCTATTAACTTTTACTTTTTTACAAGCTTTTGTTATATTTATTTTACTAAATTTTTTTATATATTCTAAATCGTCCATTTAATCCTCCTTGTATATTGCTCTTTTACTACTATTATCATTTACTAAATTAGCATAATCTAACGCCATTGATAATTCATAAGTTGCTGGTAATAAGCAACATCCACTTTTATCATTGACTATTGATGTATTTCCTAAATAATCAGTCATAATTTGCTCTATCTGATTATCGCTATAGATTAAAGTCATTTTATTTGTATCCTCAAATCTAAAAATGAAATTACTTTTAAAATCTTCTAGAGATTTCATAGCTTTAGCTCCATTTTTAGGAACTCCACTTATAGTTATCTCTAATACTTTACTTTTATCTTTTCCTATCTCTATTACGTTATCATCTTTTTTTATTTTATCGTTATCTTTATATTTTATATATGCGTACTTTTTAGCCCCCATTGTTTTAAATTCTAGATATGAGGCGTCTTTTTCAAATACTCCAAGCATATGAGATATTCCTTTTTTATCTTTAGGAGCGAATTTTTTTATTGGTATGTTTAAATCTTCTGAAACTCTTTTTATTTTATTTTCAACATATTTATTATAATTATTAATAATATCAATATTGAATCCCTCACGAAGTTTTAAAGAGTCAGTATCAGAATATAAGACATATTCATCTAATTTTATTAGATTTCTTAGTAAATTATTTCTAGCATATGCCGTACACCATACACCATAAGCAAATGATAGAAAACATTTTTTCTTTTCATTTACTAATTTTTCTAATATTTCATCGTTTGTTAATTCCTCCTCGTGCCACTCTTTAGTTGTATCGTTATATATTACGTTATCTCTTATCATATTAGTAACACTCATACCATATAAAGCGTTAAATTTATTTTTCTCTTTTTGATATTCTAACTCCATACCCTCAACGTCTTTATATTCAGTCTTATTAACATATTTTTGTAATATAAAATTTATAAATTTTTTTGGTAGATAATTATAATTAGCATAATAACTCTCTAATATTTCATACTTACAATTATAAGTATCTAGTATAAAATAAAAATCAATATCTGTTAAAGTTATTATTATTTCTTCAGCTTCTATTATTCTACCATTGTCGTATTTAGCTCCTTTTATATTTCTACATTTACTAGCTGATATAAAATTATTAAAATATTTACATCTAATATTTTTAAATTTTACAACTAATAAATAACATAATTTTTTACTCATCTCTTCTCGCTTCTTTATATTACATATTCTAAACTCACTGGATGGATATTTATGTGATACTAATACATATGGATAACTAGATGTAAAGTCAAATGATGTTACATTTTTAACTACTTCATCAGCATAAATCCAGTTAGCGTGAGTGTATCCTCCCATAAATGCCTCAAGAAGTAAATTATAAATATGAGGATTAGTATTAGTTGCTTTATATACTAGTCTCCTATATTTATAATCTTTTATTGTTTCCTCTTTTAATTCTCGTCTAACTTTTCCTGTAGAAGTAGTAGGAATTTTATCAACTCTCTCGTATGTTTCCAATTCTCTTTTAATATAATGATAAACTACGAGACAGTCATACTCGCAATATCCTAATTCTTCTATTGTTAGTGGAGTAGAGGAGTGTCTTAATTTTGAATAATCTAAATCTCCTACTTTTTTCTCAACTGGTAGTTTAAATAATTTAGGTAGTCCAGCTAGAGATGAATTACTCATCATATAACTACATTTAAATAAAATATTATAATCACTAGCAAGAGCTGTCATAACTTTATGAGCTTTTCTTGCTGTTACTTCTTTAAAAGATATAATATTTTTTATAAATTGAAACTCAAAAGACAAATTATGTACGAAAACAATTTTTCGCTCTGGTATGTTATTATCTAATCTATTTAGAAATAATATAAACTCATCCCACGTCCTACCATAATACACACGATCATTGATACTAAATTGCCATATATACATATTTGCATATTTAAGACATCTATCTCTATCAATTTTAGATAATTTTTGATACTCAGTTGATGGTATTATTTTATCATCTAAAACTACATAAGATGTAGTCTCTATATCAAAAGTATAAATATTATTATCTACCTTTTTCCTTGTACCTACTATATCTGGAGTATGTGATATATATTTATCCCAATAAATCACGATATATATTTATCATATAATCTAATAGCTCTATTTCTTACATCTTCATCATTTAAAGTAATATATCTACTAAGTCTAGAAAGCCAGTCATCTTGAGTGTCTCCTTGCTCGTTAGCTTCATCAATTAATATCCATAAAGTAGACGCTCCTATTTTATCAGCGAAATAATCGAAATCATCTTCTCCAAGCATATCATAATAGAACTCAGCGTCCTCCTCGTTTACTTTTCCTCTATCTTCATCAGATAGAGTAGAGGCTAAACTTTTAATAGTATTCTTTTTAACTTTATTTATACCTTTATATGTAGATGTCTTAGAATTTAAAAATTGCTTAGTAGCTTTTTGTATTGCTTTTAATTGTGTCTCGCTCATTGATTCCTTTACTTTTATTCTACCTCTATGCCAAGCTCCTATTTTTGCTGTTTGTAATCTAGTATTTAATTTCTTAGAAGACCAAGTCCCAGTAGAATATCCAGCTTTATTTAATCTTGTTAATCTAGCGTTTGCTTGTTTTACTAATTTTAAAGTATCTTTAAATGTTTGACTCCTAGTATCAATTTTATTATTTTTAATATTAGGAGATTTAATATTAGAACCTAATATACTAGCTCTACTTTTTTTGTATCTACTACGGCTACTCATAATCTACCTCCAAAATATACATCTAAATCAAAACAAAAATCACTAAATCTCTTTAGGCTGGTATATAGTGATTTTTTTATATTCATTTTCTTACAATACCAGTCATAATTGCTAAATGTAAAATACTCCATATTAGCACCTCCTCCCTATCATAATATCATAAATATTAGAACTTGCGTACCCTAATATCAATTAAATTATATAATACATATTG